TGAACGCCCCATATTTGGAAAGTGTTAGATTGAATTCCGACTGTTGGCGCGGCACTTGCAGAACCGCCTGAGACATAAATTTGGCAATTCAAATAGTCACTTGCTGTTCCTAGAGTTTTTCCTGAGATACTTGGAACTGCTATTGTGAAAGAATATCTAGCCCAAGAAGTTGTGATTGCTTGCGCTGTGCCTGTAATTGTAACGGACGCGCTAGGGCTGCCGCCTGATCCAAAGTTTTGAACAAAATTAACTGTTATATTTGGAGTCCCTGTATTTGCCTTAGCCCAAAAAGAGACGGTGGCAGTTTGACCAGCAAGAGTTTTAACTGATTCAATTCGTTGAACTAAAGCCGCAATAGCAGTAGTCAAAGTTTGACCAGTCGTTACAATTTGTGCAAAATTTGTGCCTTCATATCCAGCGACGGGAGCCGCGCCTAGTGTAAAAGTTTGCGCGCTAAATGTAACAGTTCCATCAGCATTAGCTGTTAGAAATCTATCAAAGTTATAAGTTCCAGTGAAGGTTGTGCTTGTAAAGGCTCTTTGATTTATTCCAAAATCGCCGTTGATAATTTTATTTTTGCCAGCCGAAAATTGACCGCCGCCGTAATTAGCTTGATCGAAAGCTAGCGATACGGTGCCCGAAGTGCCACCGCCGGTTAAACCTGTTCCGGCGGTTACTCCGGTAATGTCTCCTTGATCGTTGTTAATCCATGTATAAGCTAAATCTGTGTTTGAAGTTTTACTTAGTATCTGTCCGGTTGTGCCGCCTTTTAGATATTGGAAGGACGTATCTACGCCTTGACCGAACACCGCAAAATCTGCCGGAAGGTCTGTAACTAGGTCGGTCGGGGTCGGCATGACCCACCCGAAGTTAGTTGTTGGATTTGCCATTTTTTCTCCTTACGCGACTACTGTCGCATTTTGCCAGTCTAGTGTCGGTGATATTGAAGTCCATATTTCCGCCGGTAGCACGTCTATCCACTTCATCGAAATTATGCTAAAGGCTAACGGCGAAACGGTTAATTGAATTGAAATCTCGTTATAGGCCGCTTGGAGTGTCCAGCCTTCTACGAATCCTCTAAAGGATCCGGAATTCATATTTAATGGCAGGTCTGAGATATTTACCGGCATACCCATAAATACGCCTATGAGAGAATCTCGGTCTCCGTTATCAATTTGGGAGTTTGTTAGATCATACGTAATCGAATCAAAAACCGCTTGCGGATAAGCTCTTAGCCCTAAATAGAAGTCGGCTTGAAATATTGCGTCGGCCGTGTTTTTTAAATAAGTGCTAAATACTTGCGCTAGAGATCCATAAACATAAATAGAGTCCGCGTCCGAAGCTGTGGTGTGGCTAGCTTGGCTCGCGCCATATTGAATCGTTACATAATTTCGAACGTCTCCGGATCTAGTGCGAATTTTAAGTCCGGCCGCTCGAGCTTGACCCGCGCTTAAATCTACATAACCATTAGCGGCTAAATAAGTAGTTCGATGAGTTGAATCGGCGTAGCTAATAAGTCCGCTTGAATCTTCATAAAGATAACCAAGTCCAGAAGCGGCTATCTGAGAAGCTAGGGTGTAAGAATTTATCGGATCTGCGCCCCGGTTAATCATTAAGTAATCTCCGGGAGTATCTATTTCTCCAACGCCGCTATTTTCGGCAGTTGCCCAAGTAATCGTCGGATCGAAGGTAGCCCAAGTTTCGGCCGCCGGGACATCTTGCCATTGTTTAAATAACGTTTGGTAAAGAATTTCGTAAATCTGATTTCCGTCGTAATCTTGATTCAAAGCGTCGCTAAATATAGTTTTTGTCAATTTGGATAACGCGCCTAAAGCGGTAATTTGGTAACTCTGTGAATAACCCACGTTACCTATTTGAGCAACGCTTAACTCTATGTCTGAAATATAACCGCCAAATATAGGCACGAAAACGTCGTTTGAATCCTTTAGTTCTATCGATACCGATTCGGTAACTTGAAAATTGAGATCCGATTGGTCTAAGTTGATTACCGTTAGATTTACGTAACCGGCCACGGGTTGCGAATAAATATCGGTTCGCCCGGAAGTAATGGTTAGATTAGATAAAATTAAATCGGTATATTCCACGGAGTTTATTTTTAAACGCCATACGGGAGTAAAATTCGACATTAGAAGCCCACCGCCCCGGTAAACGCGGCAGATCCTAAAGTTCCTCTAGCTTGCGAATCGTTTAAAATAGTTACTATTTGACGAGCCGTTGATTCGGAATCTAGAGCTCCATTTACGGTTACGTTATAGGTATTCATTCGGCTACTGCCAAAACTATCTCTATAATTTAAATCGGCTTGGCTAATTGGTATAAGTGCGTCGGCTCTTGCGCTTGCGGCATTAGCGGCCTCTAGTGCCTTATTAGCGGTTACTAATTGTTTATCAAAATCTTTTTGTATTTTAGCTATATTGCTCATCGCGGCAGTATTACTATTTGAAGCCGAACTAGAAGTAGCGGCTCCGATAGAAGCGGCAATAGCGTCCGGGCTCATTGACCCGGTAGTTTGTGTAGAACTTGTAGAGCCCCCATTTACCGGAGTAGATCCATAGAGACCGCCCGATAGACCGCTAGAAGCCCCGGAAGCACCGCCGACGCTAATCAAAGGTATATTCGGTAAAAGCGGAATTGCGTTATAGGCGCGGATAAGTAGGTTAATCCCGGCTATTGCTCCGCTTATTAAGCCGTCAAAAACGGATATAACCTTGCCTACTATCGTAATTACGCCAGCGGCAATTTTTCCGACTCCTTCTAAAGCTTTACCTAAAACGGTGCCTAATACCGGAGCGACGTAATCGGTTATGAATTTACCGAACTTTGTAAACGCCTCTTTATTATCTGCTATTGCGTCTCCGATATATCCAAACGCTTTTCGTAATCCGTCAAAGATTGGAAGAAATATATTTTTAATCGTTTCGCCTAAAGTTATGAAGTAAGTAGTTAATCCGGATTTACCACTTAACGCGCTAGAGACTTTATCAAATATCGGTAGGATATTATCCGTAATGAATTTAAGTAAGGTTTGTAGAATTGGAAGTAGCGCGGTGCCGATAGATTCTTTAGTCTCATCGAAGGCTACCTTTAAGCGGTTGATTCGTCCCTGATAAGTGTCGGCCGAAGCGGCGGCTTGACCGCCGAAAGTATTAGATAAAGTTTTAGTAATGTCGTTAAAATCCATGGTTTTTAATTCGGCTGAACTTAGGCCAATTCCCAATTTAGCTAAAGCTCCGGAGTTGCCTTCGTAAGATTTACCTAAAGCGTTAGAGACGGCTTCTAAAGACTTACCGGATCCAGCCGATATATCTAAAGCTAAAGTTTGTAATTTTTGCGCCTGTTCGGAATCCTTGGTAGCGCGAAGTAGCCGCTCTAAACTTGGTCTTAAATCTTTGTCGGTAACTCCAAAAGCGAGTTGAGTTTTTAAAATATAATCTTCGGTTGCCTTAATCTGTCCACTAGTTGCGCCTGTAACATTTTGAAGAGTTTTAGCTAATTTGGTTTGCGCCGCTTCATCTTCTATTGCGGCTTTGACTGAATCGATACCGATTTTAATCGCGTAGGCTCCGGCCGCCGCCGCCGCCGCCGCAAAAGCTAACCCGGCTTTTTTACCAAAATCACTTACTTTACTACCGAATCCTTCAACGTCATTATTAGCCGTCTTTAGTGATTTATTTAGATCCGATACGTCTCCGAGAATGGAGAGCTTGAGCGTTCTACTGCCGGCCATTATGTCCACTCATTTAAAATTTGAGTAAAGCCTTTTTCCCATTGAGATACTAAATAAGGTTGCTCTTCTCGGAGAGTTGGGTAAATAAACCAACCGCGCGAGCCTTGCCCAACCGAACCCGACCAAATTGGAAATTGCTTAAATTTATTAGATCCAAATTCAACGCCACCCAAAATTCCGATTCCGCCTTCTTGCCTGTAATTAAGTTGCGTAGTGCCGCCGCCGCTAAATTTTTGAGAAGCGTAACCTAAATTAATTTCTCCTACTTTAGAAGATTTAGAAATTTTGGCTCCGGCGGCAATTCGTGAAGCCGCTTTATTGTTCATAGACTCGGCCTTACTAACGATTTTAGCTTTAAGGTATTCGACCAGCGAACCCGAGATTTTTTTAGCTTGTGTGGCCGCTTCATCGTCCATGGCTTTAAAGGATCTAGTAATCGCGCGAAATTCGGTTTTATCGTAGCTAATTACTTCCTTTGCCATTTCGCTTCTCCAAGATCTCTAGTGCGGTGTAAATCTGCTCTGACGTCTCCCAATAGTTCATCGGGATATTAGTCGCGATAGCGAGTTCGACTATTAGCCGGCTTAGGCTTCCTCGCTCGTAACTTTTGGGTCTGCTTCTCCCACTTGAACATCGGCCACGGTTTCCGTCCAAGCTTCGAGCGGTTTAACCGCTTTACCGCCGGCGTTGCGTTTCATTGAGTTATAAGCAAGAAATAAGAAATCTGAGATTCCCATTTTCTCGCTAGCTTGCGAAATCGTGTAACCCGTTTTCGCTTCCCACTTGACCCACTCCGGCGGTTGGACGATATAGGTTTCGCTAGATCCGTCCACGTGCTCGATTGTTATTGGTAGTTTCATTTTGCTCCCGATTTTCTATTAGGTTAGTGCCGGAGTAGTTACGCAAGTAAATGATAGCGAGACGGTTTGAGCGTCCGGCGCGGTGCCACCTGCGCTTGGTTGGATTGGTTGAACGTCGAAAGTAAAGACCGCTCCGCTTTCGGCGGTAAGTGATACGGGTAGAGCGGTATTTGGTGCCGAAGTTGCGGCCGTCCATAGAGCTTCGCATAGTGAAGAGCCCGCGCCCCAGTCGCTTAGCATTTCGACAGCGAAGGTTCCTTGTGTATCGGTGGTGTAATAAGCCTTACCCGCAAGAGTTTGATAAGTGTTAATTGTGGTATCTACGGTAAGAATCGCGCTAGTAGCTTGCGAGCTATATTGATCTGAATCGATAGTGAAAGTTATGTCTCTACCGGTAATAATTGTTGTTGGCATTTTTTCTCCTCTAGGTTTGTGTGTAGTAAGTTGCGACGGGTAAATCGGCGGTTAGAAAATTGCCGGTGCCTACTGTCGTTAATCCCGGTTGGCTCCAAGCCCCGACTTCATAGCCGCTTGGAAGAGCTCCGAGAATATCTATCATTAGTTCTTCTAAATTGTTTAACGCTCCCGAATTATTGTTATATGCAACGGCCGCCGTGATAATTAAGTTAATTTTACATTGAACGGTGCTACTAATTAAATTAGGATCTAAATACGGTGAGCCGGGCATAATCGCGCAAGCCGGAGCTATTAACGCTTCCGGAGCCACGGCATACACCGAAGCACCGACACTAACTAAAGCGTCGGCTAAAGGTTGGCGAACATTCTCGGCGATAGTTGTCATTGGGCAAAAATCTCGACATCAATAAACGGATTTAATAATCCGATTACGCGATTCTGTAATGAGCGGCCTAATACGAACGGGCTCATTTGGAAATCGACGTTATTAGTCATATTGCCCGGAGCCGTTACGGATTGAAAAATTTCGGTTGAGACTACGAGTATTGCGCTTTGAATTGGGGGAGTGTTAGCGTATAAATCGGCCGCGCTAGAACCGTCCAGCGTTGCCAGCCCTGCCGGAATAATTGGAATAACGGTGTCGGTGTTAGCTGCAATAGTTGTAGAGCTAAAAACGAATACACCCCGGTTATTTGTGGTAACGGTATAAGTATCATCTACCGCGCCTAAGCCGGTTACTACTACGTCTTGGCCTTCTACAAAATAGTTTTCGCGTTGAGTAGTAAAGTAAATAATTCCGTCAATAATTGAATAAGCCTTTATTGCTGATTGATAAGCGGTAAGCATTGGCAAAATTACCTGTTCGGCGCTTGCAATAATCTGATCTAAATAAACGTCATCAAAAAGAGAATCGGAAACACCTAAAACGTCGCGTAATTGCGTCGCGGTGATAATTGGCATTTCCGATCCTTTCGTTCGACTCGAGCCCCCCGGGAGCGACGGGCTCGATGATTAGTTAGGTGTTGCTTATGTAGCTTGGAAGTTATACGCACCGGCGGCAATTTTTGTAGCAGTTGCGCCAAATCCGTAAAGAAGAATTCCAATAGATCCGTCTTCAATATAGTTTGTGCGAAGTTGGAGTGTTGGAGATTCATACCATGTATAAGAATCGCGATTAATTACGTACATAGATCCGTCTCCGGTTCCGGATAATGCAGTATCGACCCATAGATCTAGACCGTTTATGGATCCGCGAAGTGAACGTGGTTGTGCGTTACCTGCCGCGTTGGAAGGTTGTAGCGCGTTGTAAATCGGACGTCCGTCAACGGACATAGACATAATTACGCCCCATTGAGCCGGAGATACCACTACGGCATCGGCAAAACGGAAAGTATTAGCGTAGACGCTAACGGCTCCGTCGCTAATCCATTTAAGGATATTAACGGCTGAGATTGGAGAGGCGTAAGTAGGAGATCCAGAAGTAGAACCTGTAAGTATTACGCCGGAGTTATATTCGTTAGTTGCGCGAGCATATTGCGAAGTTAAATTGCGTAGGGCTTCTTGTAGGAAAATCGGATCCGATCTGTCAGCGAGCTCGACGGACATTACTTGGCTTCCCTTGAATGATTTAACATCTACGTTAATGAATTCGGATTCCATATTCGTAGGAGTTACCGGATCTAATTCGTCAATTTGTGCAACTTCCGGAAGAACTGTAATTTTTGGAATTTGAAAAACCATTCCAGCGTTAGGTAGCGCACCGGTTGAAATTGAATCAATAGAAGCGCGAACGTTATCGGCTAGGCCGTTTACGACTTCGGTTAATTGACGTGTAGGAATTAAGCCCGGGTTATCGGTAGTCGAGTTAGCGGCGTGGACGAAATCGCGAGAATCTAGATCTCCGCGCATGGCCTTAATCGAATGAGCTAGGTAGCTCTCCGGTGTTGTAATTGGTGAACGCAAGCGAGTAGTAAATACCGGGGTATTTGTGTTCGCATGAATTGGAGCTTGTGCGGCTTCCACCGTTGGTTCGGCGGGAGCGTCTGTAACGGTTTTGTCTGACACTTTTTCTCCTTCGTTTTCTGTTGGTTTTTCTGTCTCCGAAGCTCCCGATTCGGAATTCTCATCTTCACTCGCGGCAACGTCTGACACGCGAGCAGATCGGACGGCAGGTTCGCTAACTAAAGCGACGCCGGTTAATTCACCGGATAAAACTTTCATTGTGCCGTCTTTTTGCATTTCGTAATCGTTCACGGCTAGTTCGATAGAGAAGCCGTCGCGTAGTCCGTCCATGGCTTCGATTATTGCGTCGTTACCTGCGGTTGTTGCGCTAATTTTAAAACTTGCGTTTATTGCGCGGTCTCCGTCCATTGTCATTGATAAAGTTTTTCCGATTCGTTGACTAGTGTGTTCAAGATTTAAGAAAACCTTTTTTGGTTCGATTGAACCTTTATTGAAAATTACTTTTCCGGTTGACGCGTTCGCCGGTTCATTAAACGCAACAATACGGCCGCTAATTGTGCGAGCGTCCGAATCGGCGGCAGTTATCTGCATTGGCATTGTTAGTTTCATAGAAGTAGATCCTCTTTCTGTCGGATTTCGTCCGGAGTTATTGCTCCGATTCTGTTTAGAATTTCGTAGACTTGCGCGCGTTCAAAAGCTGATCCGCGCAGGTATTCATCTAAATTAAATTTGGCACGTTGCGAACTAGGGCAAAAGTCCGGCATAGATAAACGTTCTTCTATACTTGTCATTAACGGAATAAGTGAGAAGTCCAATAAATTTTGTCGGGCTAAAGTTGCATTGGAGTAAGTCATACTTGAACCAGTAGGAGCGTCTACAAAGTAGGCCGGAATTCCTAAAGCCCGGGCAAGCTCGGTCGAAATATAGGAACGCGCCGCCGCGAGCTGTAATTTTTCGGGGTCGAATCCCACCGCGTCTAAAGTAACGTCCGCATTTAAAAACGCGGTGGATCGATTTCGTCGAGCCTGACCCCAGGACTCGAGAAGCTTAGAAATACGATCGGCAGGTAAAGACGCGCCGTTAGATTTTAAAACCATAGTAGGCATTGGCTCGCGCGCATACATCGCCGCGGCACGTTCTAATTCTGCTCCGGTTCTAATTGTAGATCCGGCGCGATTTAATAATCCTTCATCATTACCGTAAAAAACTACAAGCGAACCTACGCCGTTATTTGGGACTGCATAACCGTCAACGGAGTAATAAAGTATTTCGGTTGATAGCGAGTTAGTTTGAATTGTTACACGATCCGGGGCAATTCGCTCTACTGATCTAACGCGGAAAGTATCGGCGTAAAGTTCGGTAATTCTCCAATAAGCAAAACCATAAAATAATAAATCTTCGGCCGTCCATACATAAGTCGCACTACCGGGAACGCGAGGATCGGGTGTATTAAATACGCGCGGTGGATCTATCGTTTCTCCGGTAGAGCGATCTCTTAATTGGATTGGGATACTTGCAATAGATGAGCAGATAATTCCGCGTCCGCGCGCTACTGTTGGGACGCTCATAGCTTGTTCGCGTGTTGCGTCATGCGCTAAACCGAAAAACGGATAAAGCGAATCAATAGACGGCAGGGGAGCGAGTGAAGCTAAAACATCACTATTGGCCGAAGGAGCGGCTTCGGCCGTTAGCTTAAATCGATCAAATAAACCCATGGCAGGATTTTTTCATTCGACTACCACTAACTTACGAAAATATCTACTTCCGTCTCTTGGCGTGTCGCGAAGTGTGTAACGAGAGCTACGGCAACGGCGGCGGGAATTGCGGCCTGTGAAGCGCGCCTTCCAAAAATCATACCCCCGTCCCCTCTAGGTAGTTTTACCGTCGAAAGCACTTGAACGTTTAGCGATTCTTGGTTTAAGTGGCGAAGTCTGCCCGAAGTAATGGCCGATAACATTTCGTCGCAAGCTTGGGGGTAATCCCCGTCCATTTCGAAAATACGGATCCCGGCGGGTTGAAGCCTTGCCGCTACCGCTCCACTAGTTCGACGGCAGTAAGCGACGTGTTCTATTGGATACTTGCGGCAATACTTAGCCGCGTCGTTAGCGATAGCTCTATCGTCTAATTGAAGATTATTTTCCCAAGTGTGTAGAAGCTTCACTAAGAATCGCTCATCGCCTAATTTTTGCGCCCCAACTAGAGCCGCGTGTTTTCTATCAGGGGATAGGTCTATCGCTAACCAAGTTAGCTTCTCCGGATCTAAATCGCCTTCGGATTCTGAGCAGTCTGCCCAAGATTTAGCGTCCACCGCGCTTTGAATAGTTTGAACCCAACGACTTAAAACTTCGGTCATTACGGTATCTCTAGGGTCGTTAAAGGTGGATAGGAGATTGTCCGGGTGAATAGTCCAGCCCAAAGCCGGATTGGCAAAAGCCGCATTTTCTAAAGTTAAATCATCGGTTGGAGAGCTCCATTCAAAATAAGCCGCGTCATCTATTGCGCCGCCGTTAGCCGCTACTGCTCTTTCGCGTAGAGAATTAAGAATCGTTGAGTGTTGGTCTCCGGCCGAAGAAAAAGTTAACACTTGTGGATTCTTAGCCGCGAGTAATGTATAGCGAAGAGAAGCGAAAGATTCTAGATCGTGCATTTCCCGGAGTTCATCAAGATACACGGTCTCGGGTTTTGAAACTCCACGAGCCGAAGAGCCGCCGGCCTTAATCATAAATCGATTACCGTTAAGCATTTGAATTTCTTCCGCGCCATGAGACCAATAAATCCGCTTAACCTGTTTAGCTAGAGAATCGTTAGCTTCTATCATTGACACAATAGTCCGGAATTGTTCGAAGCTTGTAGCGAGCCGGTGAGCCGAAGCAATTTGTAACGGCTCTTCAAATAGATAAAGCCCGGCCAAGATTCGGATCATCATCATTGTAGATTTCCCGGACTGTCTCGAAACAACAGTAGTTACGATTGGGTGAGCCCAACGGGAATCGGGACGAACTTTTAAAGCATGCTCAAAGTAGAATTTTTGCCATGGCATTAGATCCAGCTTCAATTCTTTAGCGAAATCGATAACTTCTAAGCCTCTAGAGGGTAAATCATTGAGCGGCGTAGAGATTCTAGGCGTCGCATGCCCAATAACCGGAGCTGATGACGGGAGTAAAACCGGAGTAGTCCGATCAAGTCCTAACTCTTCGGAATCATTACTTATCAAAACCAAATCGCGCTTAGTCATGACTTACGCTTACGTTTTTAGGGGGATTTAGAACAT